GGCCAATGCTGAAGGACTACCATACGTTAATATTTTGAAAATGGAAATTGACCCATACGATATTAATAGTGGTGCTTTTGAACTTGATTTCAATGACAAATTTGTTTTGAATTTGATTCGTGCAGGGTATAAGATACGTGATGATGATACCGATACTATCATTGTGGACCGTTGGTTCCAAACAGTCTGTCGCAATGTAGCACTTGAACTGTATGAACAGCAACAAGCTGACCCTGAAAATAGGGCGCAAGCTACAGATATGAGAGTGGTCCGTGCTAAGGATATTGGTGATGGGCGTACAGAGGTAAGTTGATGAGAAGATTAGTCTTTAATACTTTTATAGAGAGTAGCGTATATAATATATTGAATCGGAATAAGGAACATGTTAATTGTCCCTTGATAATTAAAACATCATACAAGACTCTGTATCGCCGAGCATTGTATTGTGCAGAGCATGATTTTTTTCTTACTTGGGTTAATGAAAATCATTATGATGAGTATAAAAAATTAGGAATCAATCATGTAGAATACCCCGATGATAATTATTATTTCTCATTGTTATACCAGACAAACTCTAAAAATAATAAATGGGCAGTAAAAGAAAGATTAACAATGGGTGATCCTGAAATAACAACAAAAGTAAAAAACTATAGAAATGGTAAAAAAGTTGATTTATGGGTAGCTTTCAAGGGAGACCCATGTCGTGATCCTTCAATGCCCGAATATTGGAAATTTATTGAGAAATTTGTATGATTTTGTTGTAAAAATACAACAAAATAATAGTTGACAGTAATACCAAACTACTGTATACTTAAGGCTTATTCAGTCAACAACAGGAGTAATTTATGGCTTTTCCACTTACGTTTAATGTAATCAATCGTGACACCGATGAACGTCAAATTGATAATATTTTAGAACGACACCCCGGTGAATATAAGCAAAATTCTATTGCTGTATTAGCCGCAAAAGTTGATACCGGCAATAATACCGATTTTATCTCTGCAAAAGAAAGATTTAAAACTCTAAAAACAATATTTGATCCAGCTGAGATGCCTATTGCAAGTCAAATCATGCTGGGACAATTAATGAGTGATGAAGATATTCAACGTGAGATTGATGTACCTCACGCCACACATATTTTTTCTTACTACGACCCACAACGTGTGCAATCTATTCAGGTAGTCAAAGCAGTAGGCAAAGAAGAATATACAATTGTAAATGGACAACATACTGCTACCACTACTGCACTAATCATCATGTCAGGGTTGATGAAGGGTTGGAAAGCAAAAGATTGGAAGAAGTTTCCAGTTAACGTAACCTATATTGAAACTGATGACCGTAGCAAGGCACGGGAAACATTTGCACTAATGAACGGTGAAATGTCCAAAGAGATCACTACCTTTGATCATTGGAAGCAACATTATTTGTCTGTGCGTTTGGACCAAAGCGGCAACCCAAAGTACCTGCATACTTACAAACTGATTCAATTACTACGCAAATACAATTGCACACCTCTGCCTGAAGGGCATGATGACATTGGTCAAGCTGGAGCAATTACTCACTTGAATGCAGTTGAAACTGCTGCTAAAAATGAAAACTATGAACGTCTTGAATTCATTCTAATGAACCATGACAAGTATTGGAATTCTCTTCCAGTAGATAATAGTGAATTTGGTTTGTATGGCAGCTTGCTTGACATTACAGAAGATGAGAATATTTCTAATTCTACTAAAGAATGGGATATTTTTATGACTGACTTGCATGCGGTTATTCAAAAGGTATTCAAAGGCATGACTAAATTGCGTGGTAGCGCAAAGAAAGCATACAAGAAATATCGGTATGACCTCTTTGCAGACAAGAACGCTAGTTCGCCGTTTACTGTTGAATTGTATGTAGCATACAAAGTGTACCGACTATTAGGAGGTACATTTGATATTCCAAAGTTGCACACAATGTATTTGCATAAGAATATTGATGTTATCAATTATCTATCTAAAGCAGAAGTTGAACATATCAATACATTGGTTAGTACTAAAGTAAAAATTAAAATTAAAGATGTAGTGATTCCTACTGCCAACAAAAAAGGTAAGAAATGAATGAATTCTTTTATATAATGGTACTCTCACACAATCTAAAGGTTGGGTTTGGTATCACTGGGTCCGTACATACTAGAATTTATGATTACATTGCTGGCTCTGCTGAACTGCAATCTTTCAAGTATCTTTACTACGGAGATAAAGAACATATCTCCCTAGTTGAATCAACTTTGAAAAAAGAATGGAGACGCCATCTTTGGTCAGTGTTCAAAGGTAATAAATGGAAACTAGAAGTACTAGATCCAGCTAGCGGAATTTCTGCTGAAGATGTAAAAGATTGGGTAGAAAAAACTATTATCAAACTTGACTTACCAATTAGGGGTGTCAAGAGTGAATGGTTACCTTATCGCGGAGACAAACGAGTAACACGCAAATATATTAACTTGAATCCGGATTTATATCTTGAGCCATAAAATTTGACTTTATTTAAATAGCAGTATATAATACACACATGAAATACGCATTAATTGATACCGCAAATACATTCTTTCGTGCCCGTCACATTGCATCACGCAATAGTACAGTTGACGAGAAAATTGGAATGGCAATTCATCTTACAATGGCAAGTACTAATCAAATCGTTAAACGTTTTGGAATTGATCATGTTGTGTTTTGTTTAGAAGGTCGTAGCTGGCGCAAAGACTACTACACTCCATATAAGAAGAACCGCGTAGTAGATACGCTATCGCAAACAGAAGCGGAAGTGGAAGAAAACACCATGTTTTGGCAAACGTATGAGGCCTTCACAAATTACCTTAAAGACCGCACAAACTGTAGTGTATTGCGTGATCCTAAGGCTGAGGCTGATGATCTCATAGCAAGGTTTGTGGCACTTCATCCAGAAGATGAACATTTTATAATTTCAACGGACAGCGATTACCAACAACTAATTTCCTCACGAGTAAAGCAATATTCGGGTGTCACTGGTGAATTGATTACTCTAGAGGGATATTTTGATGACAAGGGTCGTCCAGTAAAAGATAAGAAAACTAAAGAGCCTAAACTACTTGAAGATCCACAATACATCCTATTCCGAAAGTGCATGAGGGGAGATTCAACCGACAACGTATTCAGTGCTTTTCCCGGGGTACGTGAAAAAGGTTCAAGTAAGAAAGCTGGACTAATTGAGGCGTATGCTGACAGAACAAAACGTGGATTTGACTGGAACAATATGATGTTGCAGCGTTGGACGGACCATGATGGTAATGAGGTTCGGGTCAAGGACGCATATGAGAGAAATCGTACCCTAATTGACTTGACAGCACAACCCGATGATGTTAAACTGTCAGTAGATACAAACATCCGTGAAGGTGTTCGTACAACTACTATTCCTCAAGTGGGCCTACACTTACTAAAATTTTGCGGTAAGTATGAACTGCAAAAAATTGCAGATAACGCGGAGACATACGCAAAATGGTTGAACAGTCCTTATGTAGGTGTATTGAAATGAATAACAGAGTAAGAGAATTAATTAAAGAACACGGTAGTGATTCTAGTGGCAAGTGGGTAGCAGTTGATAAGGTAGAATTGATTGCCGAGTTGATTGCTTACGAATGCATGGACCTTGCTCTTGGATCTAGTCATAGAGAAGATGATATGGGTGCTATTATTGCTAATAAGATTAAGAAACATTTTGGAGTAGAAGAATGAGAAAAATTATTGAAGATACAATTACTAGAAACAAAGACTTTCAAGAAGAAAGACGGCTGAGAGTAAAAAGATTTAAAGAACTAAAGGCTCCCGATATCATAATTGAAACTGAAGAAATGATTTCAAAGATGACTTTAGCAGAATATAACATCTACTGCCAGCAACTTGAAGAAGAAGATAAAAAAGTTAAATTGGAATATGCTAAAAATAATCCTATTCAACAATCTATAGTTGATGAGATTTATAATAGAGAAAGTAAATTAGAATATGATTATTTCATTTATTCATCTAATGTTCATCTGGCAATGGCTATTGATCCTTTGAGTTTTATGAGCAACGAAGATTATGAAAATGATTTGTATAGAACCTTTTTAGAACACGCCAAAGAACTTTATAGAAATAGATTCAAAGAACAGTTTGGAGTAGAAGAATGAAATTTAAAATTTGCGGAATAGATTACGAAGTAAAATATAAAACATCGGAAGAAATGCAAGGCACTATTGGCTTAGCACGATTCAATGACCAAGAGATTTGGATTGGTGATCAATTTACTGAACAAACTAAAAAGATTGCATTGTGGCATGAAGTATTACATATACTAGACCATGCATACAATCTAAAGATGACAGAAGAACAGGTGAAGTTTCAAACACATGCATTAATTGCACTAGTAGAAGATAACCCGGAAGTATTTAAAAATGGCACAACACAGTAATTACTGGTCATGCACACCCTTTGCTGATTGGGTGCGCGGTATGCCAAAAGGCGGAGCCAAGACTAGTGAAGGTTGGGATGAATGGAATAGTGAAGCTAAACAATACCATCCTGTTCGTTATTGGTTAGCAGAAGAAGGTCTTGATAAACTTCAAGATTTTGTAACATATCCTGTCAGAAAAATATATGATGTCAAATATTACATTAATAACAGGTACGTTACTCGTACTCATGCTCTCACCGCTCATAGCCGTGATATTAAGCCTGGTTCTTGGTCTGATGTTGGGAGTCGCTTCCTTCCATGCTTATTTAATGAGTTGGTTGATTTTGTCGAGGTCGAGCAAGCCTGGAGCCACATCGCATGGGGAAGTAAAGAAGATAGAAAGAAGTATGATGCTCCTTTTTATGCTACTGGGTGGTGGCGTTGGCGCACTTGGCGTTGCCCTCAAGCAGGTATCGATCATCTTGACTGGGCAATGACACTTACTCTTGATAAAGATATGGGCGTAGATGAAGATAACCCAGAGTATGGCAAGCCTACTGGACAAGCATTACGTGCTAAAGAAATTAAAGAACTTTACACATGGTGGACTACTGTATATCCAAATCGTCCAGACCCGCACGATGCAAGTGGCTGGAGTGAATACTGTGAAAGTTTACGCATTAAGTTTGGTACAAACTGGATTGGTAGATCCGATAAAGATACTGCAAGTAAAAAAGCAGGTGATAAGGCTCTTAAACTTACTACTAAGATTGAAGCAGCCTACGACAAAGAAGATACTGAAATGATGATCCGTTTAATTAAAATTCGTGATAGTTTGTGGACATGATATGAAAAAGATTTACTACGAAAAAGTAGGACGTAAGTATGTACCTGTTGCAGAATACGATAGCGACTGGATGGACAGT